TTTTCCGCCTCCTTTCTTATATGTTTTTTAGGCATGTTTAAGAGCCCATATCAGATCCTTGAAAGGAGCCCGGGCTCACCAAACCCAGGTAAGAACTTTAATCTGACATGAGCCCTTAGACATACCTAAAAATATCCCTCCGGAGAAAATTTAAGGAGGGAGGCGATTTAGGCAGGGGGGGTCTGGGCGCGACGACCCTCCCCCTATGTCACCAATAATAAATGGTGACGAGTCCGATCCTAAATCATTTATTATTTGGGGGGTTTAATCAATACTTCTTTGTGTTTGATCATGGTTTCTTACAGCTTTCTTATAAATTCCAAGGAGGTTTAACTCACAAATCTCCTCTATTGCTCGTTCAATAGCAAGAGCATTATCGGCATCACTTAAGTCATCCGAAGTTTTTGCAATTCTTGCTAAGTAAGAACATGAATTGTAATTGTTCGACATGTCAAACGTAAACCAGGAATCAAACTCTGTAAATGGATCAAACGGATTATCAGAAGTTGTCAGCATTGACTCTTTCATATGGGGTAGACCTCCTTTCTACAATAGACGAACCATGTGGTCGCGCAGCATCAGTTTGTATAGACTTATTGCGTAAGTTGTGAGCAGGAACAGCTAATACGTATAAGCGGTTACAATCAACTCACAAACTTAAGCCTCGAAAGATTAGAAACGGCGTTGAAACCGGAAACAACAGACCATCCTCAACTTCACAAGAACAAACGCAGAATTCTATGAATAAAGCGCGCTTGTTAATGCTGATACAGAAACTCCAAGCTGCTTAGCAACATCGGCCAACGTATTGCCTCTGGAAAGCATGCTTTCGGCGCGAGCTATCTTGGCGCTTGTCATGACAACGCCTGATGTTCTGGGAGTGGCATACTGTTTGATCACATCAAGGTCAGTATTGAGAAGTATCTGGGTGAGGGTATTGTTACTAATGGCTCCTGCCTGAATGGCTTCCCACTCCCTTGGTGTGACATCTATCCTTTGCTTAGACGCCCCGGTACGTATACGGGCTTCTGCCAGGGCCTGGTTCTTCTTTTTTTTAATCTCATCCTTATCCATGCCCGGGTTGGACTCTACTTTCCTGGCAGTTACGGTGTTCGCTATGATCTGTGCCTGCCTCTCCAGGGGCTTGTTCTTCTGGGCGGTGTTGAGTTTGGCTTTAAGGGTACTGACTTCCTGGGCGTAGGCGGCTTTGGCAGAGGGGGAGTATGGTATTGTTTTGGTGGCCACCGACTCTTTCCTGGCGGTATTAGCCAGGGCTTTCAACTGGTTGGCATAATTGGCGTATACGGTCTCCATAGTGGTGCCGGAGGACAGTTCCATGGCATCATGGGCTTCTGCCATTTTGGTAGACCTGGTTTTCTTGGTGACCAGTTTACCATCCTTATTAACATAGGTCTCTCCAGTGGGGATGTAAATCTTTTCACCTGTCACCGGATCGACATTAACCCGGCTCTTTCTTTCATCAACCCGGAGTTCGGAAGAAGCCTTAGAAATAAGGGTGCTGGCGCCGCCACGTTTACTGCCCTGATATTTCTCGGCTAACGAGGCTATGCCGTTGTCTATGTAAGACTGTTTATAGTTCAGATTATGCTTTTCTGAATCTATAACAACCATCGAGTGTCTGACGGCTCTGGCTATCTCGTCAACGTTTGCACCTTTGATAGTCATATCAGTAATCAGATTCGAGACTTCGCCCATCTTGGTTTGTTTGGTTTGTGATTTAATTGTCGGGATATCAGATCCTTCTGGAATTTTGTATCGTTCGATAGGATCGAAGTTCACTAATCCTTTAAGAGAAGCCTGGGTTTTTATAGCGCCGGTAGGATTAGGTATAACCAGCACCGTATCCCCGTCAAAATCTGCACCGGACAACTTCTGAGCAACTCTAGGATGTATACCAACGGCATCAATTGCGTTCTCCATAATGGATTTGGCTGCTGGCGAAGTATTGTTTACTTTAAGCTGCGGTATTTCAAAGGTTCCACCATGCGGGTATCGAATAAGAACAACGGTTTCACCATTCTGATAGGTAGGAGCATATATTTCATTTTCTTTTAGGCTCGGTACCGGTAGAATAACCTTAGTCGATTGACGGGGAAGCATTGCTGCCTTTAAATGAACGGACGAAGAATCACAATCATCTGCAAAAGAATCGAGGAGCTGCTTCTTAACAGCGGGATTGGTAAGCGCGCTGATTTCGGCAAACTCCTCTTTCTTAATTTGATATGATATATCAAGTTGTTGTTTGGCAAGAGCCGGACTCTGTTTGGACAGCATTTGTGTCGACAGGCTTTTTGACCAGGTATTCCATTCACCCTCTTCCCTAACGATGTTTAACGCTCCACTTTGCCTTTCGATAGTAGAGCCAAACGGATTATCCGGGTCAGCTTTCATCATTTTAAGTACCGTATTGTCTTTTGGCCCCATCATTGGTACATCGGAACTCTTGTTTGTGTTAAACATGACGTCTGTTCCGTCTGGAAGATTATCAGAATATAAGGCCATTCCTTTAAGATAGTGAGTTCCGTCAACGCCAATTCTTACTTGTGCATATTTTGAGTTTCCAAGGTCCAAACCTTCAACGCCCCGACGAAGTTCTATAACTCCGTCCTGTGCGCTTCCTCCATCTTCGGCATATCGCACGGCAACCCTGTTGCTATTAATCGATTGAATGGGTTGCAGCCCCAAATCCGAATATGTCCTACCGTAGTCTTCCGATCTTCCAAGGACCGGCTGGATTAAATCCTTGTTATTGAAGACTTCCGAATATGTACTGTCCGGGCCTCCCAAAACCTTGATTGTCGTATATTGACCCGGAACGCCGGCCTGCTCAACTTTCAAATAATGAAGCTTGTATTCCTGCTCCTGGAGTTCGGCGATAGCCGTATTCAGTTTAACCCGGCTTACGCCCATGTGATTCTCAACTCCGGCGCCGACGTCGATGTATCCATAATTAGCAACGCTTTCTTTTAGCATGTTGGAAGTCGCTTTTGTTATGGCGGCTCTTTCCGCTTTGGCCGGATCAAGAAGACTGCGAACTGTTGATTCGTTAAGACCCATACGTTCGGCGATAGCTACATTAGACATCCCTTTGTCTTTAAGTCGCAGTGCTTCGGATACCTGAGCAGCTCTTATCTCATCTTTGGATATTGATATCCTGGCCCGAAGTTGAGACGTTGTTATGCCTAATCCTCTGGCAATCTCCGTATCACCGAGCCCTTGAGCTCTCAAATCGGAAACCATTCCCCTAAAACTTATCGCGCTTTGATATGGTTCTTCTCCGCTGCCCCAGGGATATCGTCCAGAACGCCGTGGCATGCCGTAATGCATTAATTCTTCACTCATAAGTCACCTCCAGATTTTAGTTGTTCTATTTTCTTGTCAAAGATTATTATCTTATCCATGATATAGAATATATCTTCTGGTTCCGGACTGCGAATAAAAACTTCGTCTGATTGGTACCGACGAAGTTCGATATTAATGTCGTTTGGTTTTATTTTGTATTCTAAGCAGAAGATTGCAGCATAAACTTCCAATTGTTTGTCATAGGTTGGAGTAGCTCCTGTTTTCAAGTCGTGAATCCGTAAGAAATTTTTACGGAATGATATGGCGTCCGCGGTTCCGAAGCAATTGTCCGAATAATATAAAATCTGTTCGGTGCTCATTTTAAATCCAATGGCGTCGTTGACATACAGGTTTAAAGTCTTATTTGTTCTCTGGAGTTTAACTCCGAGATCAATTGCCTTAGACGCAAATTCATGAAGCTCCGTTCCTTTCTGTGCGGCCATGTATTTGGAGTAGGTTGAGATGAGTTTTTCTTCATCGTAATTAACCCAATGGTACTTACTGGCGCTTAGAAATGCGTGTTGATCTTTTAAATGAAAATGCTCGTTGAAGTTCATTCAATACCTCCTGTTTATTTTCAGGGTAAATGAACCGTGCGAAGGACATGTTATTCATCAGCTCCACATAATATTCCTGATTTGGCTGATATG